AGCGTGAAAGCGCTGCTCCGGAAAAGCCCTTTCGGACCCTTCGGATTGTGGGTCTAACCCCCTGCATCTGATTGGAATCTCAAGGCTACCTCGACTTTCGAGGGCCATTGAGAGAGGACACATCTCCCTCATCTTCTCACGAAGATGATAGCTCTGTCTTACTGTAGAAATTAGTAAGAGTCTCATGGGGCGCAAGCCCGGTCAGATTGGAACTTACAATGGAACCCCCCTTGAAAGGGTGGCAACATATTCGGCTCTTCTGGATCATGAGGAAATAGAGAGAGGAGAGGGCAGCGATTTAGGAGGAGAAGGTTCATTTAGTTGGACTGGATCGTCCTTTAACGTGCTTTCATACTCTTTCGGGGTCCGATTACTCGGATGGAAGAGGATGTTCCACGGGATACTCGGTCTCACTTCGAGTGAGAGAGGGATAGAGGTCCGCTCTTCGGAGAGCCTCTGTCTATCCTTTTGGGATATTCTTAACTATTCCGGGTAGTCTAATGACTAGTCGGGTAAGGATATGTAACCACACGTGATTAACGTCACTACCCCCTGAGGGGTGCCTGCAGCCCGGACTCTGGAAAGAGTTCGGAAACTGAAGGGTTAAGTGAACTTCTATTTCCAACTTTCACAACAATGTTTGGGCAAAATTCTTTTACGAGAACCTTACTCAAATCGCTGTCGCGTCAGTTAGGAGTTCATCTAGCTTGGCATGTCGGTGTAAAATCCGGCAAAGCCCTACTTTCTCCACTCTTAAGAAAGGTGGGGAGAGTAGTGCTAGGGAAGTTGTCTCGTTCGTGGGTCTTGGCCGTGTATCACTTTTGTCGTTATTTACGTTCAATCCAAGCGACACAAGGGCTTAAGGGTCTTGTAAAGGCTCTGAAGTCTTCTTCTGTATCCCTGATGAAGGGACTCGGAAGAGAACCAAGAGCTGATATGACACCCTTGGGCCCTCGTATTGCGAGGACCTCGCGAGGACTTCCTCGGGTCATCCCTTCTCAACATCGTAAGATGCTAAGAAGTGGTGATAGACGAGTTGCTCGTCTCTGGCTTTCCTTATTCGGTTTATACCGGGTATTGGAATTCCAAGGGACGATCTCCTTATCTAGCCTAACGGCTCCGATGAAGACCCAAGTAAACTTTGCGGATTATCTCGAGTTCGGCGCTGAGTTTTGGAAACGAATCCCAGCGACTGTTTCTCGATTTGATCCGAGATGGCGTCCTTACGCTATCACAAAGTCTGCTCCGGGTACCTCGATGAGATCTGGATTGTTAACCTCGACCGCAGCAATTGGGGAACAGGCTGCCACATTACGGAGAAATCCGAATGTGTGGCGAGCGTTCTCCGACTGGTGCGGTGCCTTCCCTCGACTGCAGCAAGCAATTGTTGCAATCGAACATGGATCCTCTTTCCGACCCCAAGGGACCCCAGCTGAAATGCTAGGAAAACTTGGTTTCAAAGAAGAGGCTGCTGGGAAGATCCGAGTGTTCGCAATGGTCGACTGGTGGACTCAGATGGTCCTCTCTCCTCTCCATGATTGGTTGTTCTCTATCCTGAAGCAATTGCCGACGGATGGTACTTTCAATCAAGGAGGGGCGGTGGACTATCTGATCCGCTACATCTCTGAGCACAAGATCGAGCGCGTAGATTCGTTTGATCTGACGGCTGCGACCGATAGGATCCCCGTGCATTTACAAGTGGTTGTCCTAGGAGCAATCCTGGGATATCCGCAAGCAGATGCATGGGCCAGATTGTTGGTCGACAGAGATTATCACCTTCCTAGCGAGAGACCCGGTGTGCAGTCCGCTGCGCGTGCCTTACCTGAAAAGGTAAGATATGCCGTTGGACAGCCCATGGGGGCTCTTTCTAGTTGGGCGATGTTAGCCATTGTTCACCACTTCATGGTGCAAATAGCGGCTAAGCGAGCTGGCCACCTAAATTGGTTTTCCGGCTATGCGGTTTTAGGTGATGATCTAGTCATTGCCAACCGAAAGGTTGGTGATGAATATCTAGCTCTTTGTCTCGAACTGGGCATCGGAGTCGCACTACATAAGTCTTTACGGTCTCGGAACGGGAGTTTCGAGTTCGCGAAAAGATTTGTGTGGAGCGGCAATGATGTGACACCTCTTTCTCTTTTAGAGGCAGAGGTGGCAAGTCGAGACCTCCGGACTCTTGGTGAACTTATTCGAAAGAATGCAAATATGCGGCTTGCCGACGTACTTGCGTTCCTAGGGTTTGGTTACCGAAATCTGGGGGGAGCCACCAATCGTTTTGAGGTTCTCTCGAAACGGCTGGTCGGTCTGCTCGGCTTCTTGAGCATGCCTGGTGCTAGCAAATGGGAGGCAGGTAATTACGGAGAATGGGTCACTCGATGTTCCTTAACGGAATCTCGGGAGCCCCAATCTTGGGAACACCTGCTTCTAGAGCTTCGGAGAGTAACATCTCCGACGTCTCTACCTCTTCCCTCGTACGTTGACGAACTGATGGAGGTACCGCAAATCGCGGAACCCGAATCGGTTCTTCATCGATCGGAGGAAGATGCCATTGTTGCCGCCGAGGCAGCTCCGCAACGCGGAACCCTTTGGGTGGAATACTGGCGGTGGATGCGAAGACTTCTTGCATGGGACTGGCGAGCTATCATGATGCGCCGTGAGGCGCTCGTGGAAGCTGTCGGAAGCGTGCAAGGAAGACTCGATAACGCCCCAGAATCCGCTGAAGGGTTCTCGTCTATCTTTGAGCTATGGCTTGAAGCCAAAGCTATCGTAGACGTCAAGTTCCAGTACAATCCCTTTATTCGAGAGGAAACTCCCGAAAATCGGGTTCGTATTGGGTCTTGGATTAAGCGATGGGTGCGGCTACAGACTGTAGCTCGAGCTGGTACGCGGATGACCGACACGGAACTTTGGTGGAAGACCGCCGCTGAGCTGCGGGCCGCTGAAGGAGGTTCTCCTATTGGGTCCCAAACCTGTGATGGGAATGGGGTAGCCCGAGAGGGGTTTGGACTTCATCCGGATCCAATGCCTTTATCGCCATCAGGCGAGGTGAAGAGAGAGTGGAGTACTGGGGACATTGCCCCAAACCCTACTCCTCTTCCTTCCTCTGTGACGGAAAGTCCGGCAGACTGGTTCAAGAAGAATCCAGGTGGAGATCCATGGGCTGATTAGTTTCAACTCATAGGTCTCACCCTTCTGGGCTTTATGCTGGATGTATGTTAATACGATCCAAACCCGAGAAACCGCCCTCGTTGGTGTACCTCCGGGCGATGCTAAGTATTGGCTAACGTCAAAATGGTGGACGTCGGCTTCCAAAGTTAGACTCACGTCTAGGATCTAGAAATAGATCCGATTGGAGTAGTAGCGCACTCTAGTCAAAGGCAATTTTCCGCTCACCGTCCTAGGGATAGGTACGGTAAGAATTGAACTGCATCTGAGCAGCGTGGCAC